AACTGGAGGGCGGGTAAGCGGTTGCAGAAGAAGTTTATAGCCAGGAAAGATGGGGAAGGGGTGAGGGTATGGAGGACAGCGTAAGAGATGACGTTATTCAAATGATGCGACAAGCAGGATTAACGCGCACCAAATACGCGCCAGCATATCGGCGGCTTATTGAAATTGCTGTACTAGCGGAGCGCGAGGCGTGTGCGAAGGTGTGTGATGAGCTTGTCACGCACACGCGGGCTTTAGGCGATAACGATTCAATGCTGGCCGCTATTTCATGCGCCATCGCTATCCGCGCAAGGGGGCAGGGATGATAGAGCAGACAAATGGTCATGATGCTTGGCTGGCAATGGAGAATGCTAAAAAGGATTACATGGAGAAATGTTGGGGTATGACCCATGCCCAACTGTTCTCTGAGTTAATGCGGGTGCATACGGAGTCGGCAAAGATGTTGCAGGTAGCGCAGGAAAAGATTGCGGAGTTAGAGCGTGAATTAGAGGACGATGGCAAATAGGAGGTCTTATGAGCAACGTAGTGGAGCTACACGAAGATTATCTGGAAATGGAACAGGATGACTACTGGGATGCCGTGCGCCGTATGAATCATGCGGAGCTGGTCATGGAGTTGCGCCGTGTCAACGCCAAGTCTGCTGGCCTTCTCGCGGAATGCCTGGCTGAACTCTCTCATCTGCGTAAAGTGATAGATGGCGAAGTTAGAGCCTGAAGACAGGTATCAGCAAGACCTTCTGTTATCTAGGCGGGTGTTGAAAGAGGAAATGCAAAAGGCTATCAACACCTTTTCGCCAGATGCGAAGAAACGCCTAGCCGCTGATTGGAAAGCCCGTTATAGCCCCGATATGGCAAAAGAGCTTCTGCGGGTTGCCCGTGACTACGAAGCCCGTACCCGTATCGCTAACTGGAACCTAGACGGATTTGATAAAGAGAGGACAAAGACTAAGAAATGAAATACGCCTCCTATCTCGCCATTCTGTACTACGCCGCTATTGCGGCCTTTTCCGTGTTCTGGATGCTAAGTGCAATAAACGCAAAACCTGCCATCCCTTGTGCGGTGGCAGAGATTAGCCCTGACTTCTCACAGCAGGATAGAGAGAAGTGCCGCATCTTGCGTACAAGGAAACTATGAAATTCAATTTGAATCAGTTTTACAAGTTCTGTACTCAACTAAAGATTGAGACAAAAGAGCAGGGCTTGCGGAAGATGGACAACCTGTTAGGCACTCAGACCTATGTGATGGATGAGATTGCTACCGGATTAAATGAGGGCGTTCACTTCTTTGTCATCCTGAAAGGGCGGCAGCTTGGCATTACAACTATCTCACTTGCCCTAGACCTTTACTGGCACTACATCAACAATGGACTTAATGGAACACTTGTCACCGACACAGAAGAAAACAGAGATATGTTCAAAGGCACACTCACAGCCTATATGGACGGTCTACCGAAAGAGTACAAGATACCCATACTTTCCCACAATCGTAACTCACTTGCACTCAAGAACCGAAGTCGCATCTTTTATCAAGTCGCAGGGTTACGAGCAAAAGGAAGTCTTGGTCGTGGCAAGGGCATCACGTTCCTTCACGGAACAGAAACATCGTCCTGGGGCGATGAAGAAGGTCTAGCCTCACTGCTGGCCTCCCTAGCTGAAACTAACGACAAGCGCCTCTACATCTTTGAATCCACTGCCCGTGGTTTCAATATGTTTCATGATATGTACGTTACTGCCAAAAGAGCGAGAACACAACGCGCTATCTTCTGCGGCTGGTGGCGCAATCAGTTCTATTCCGTGCCTGGGGAATCTCAGATTTACAAAGTCTATTGGGATGGGAAGCTAACGCCCGAAGAAAAGGAATGGACAAGGGATATTAAGAAGCTCTACAACGTTGAGATCAACAGCCGCCAAATTGCTTGGTGGCGCTGGAAGCTCTACGAAGGTATCAAAGATGATGCGCTGATGTATCAGGAATTCCCGCCCACTGAAGACTACGCCTTCATCATGACGGGAACTAGCTTCTTCTCTAACTCCCGTTGTACGGACGCAATGAAGAACGCTAAGAAGATTCACTGTGATTACTACCGCTACAGCATGGGAGCCAACTTCCAGGATACGGAAGTGCTGAAGTCCACGGAAAGACTTGCAACGCTCAAGATTTGGGAGGAACCGATTGATACGGCTTATTACGTTATTGGTGCTGATCCTGCTTATGGCAGTTCTGATTGGGCTGATCGGTTTTGCATACAAGTTTACCGTTGCTATGCTGATGGTTTGGAGCAAGTGGCAGAGTTTGCTACATCTGAGATGAACACCTACCAGTTTGCTTGGGTGATCGCCCACCTTGCTGGCGCTTACAAGAACTCAACCCTAAACCTTGAGGTAAATGGCCCAGGTCAGGCCGTTATCAATGAACTAAGAAACTTGAAGCGTCAAGCCTCAGCTATTGGCGGTGCAATGGGGCATGGCCTGATGAGCGTATTGGGTAGCATGAGCAACTATATCTGGCGGCGTAACGACACAATGGGTGGCTTATCCAATTCGATTGGCTGGCTGACTACCGCCTCCAGTAAGGAGAGGATGCTCTACTACATGAAGGATTACTTTGAGCGCGGAATGATGGACGTTTACTCCGTAGACTTGATTGACGAGATGAAGACCATCGTGCGGGAAAACGCAGCTATCCATGCGTCAGGCCGCAACAAGGATGATCGTGTCATGGCAACCGCCCTAGCTTGCGCGGCATACGCAGAACAGTTGCAGCCTAGACTGATTGCTCAGAAAATCACCCGCCATGTAAGCCGTGTCCAGGATGACAGCACGCCAGAGCAGATTGCCGTAGGTCGCAATGTGTCAGATTACCTAAAACGCATTGGGATTTATGGAAGCCAATAAATTTAAAGACATTACCGTTGTTGCTATCTATGGAAACGGCAAAGGCATGGATGCCGTTTATGCTATCCGCAAAACCCAAGAAGCTCTGCCAGGATCGCAAGCCCTGCTGATTACCAACGAACCACTGCCAACCGATATACCGCAGAAGCTCTTAGGTTCGCCCATGAGTTATGAGGGCTATAGTGACTTTACGATGTATCAGCTTCATGCCTACATAGAAACAGAGTACGCGCTGATCGTGCAGCATGATGGATGGGCGCTAAATGCTGAGAACTGGCGTGATGAATGGTTCCAGTACGACTTCATTGGCGGTCTGACCCATGCCGGTCTAACAGAAGACAATGAGTTCATGCGGAACTACACTTATTTTGGCAAACCCAACGTCAAGATCGTGCAAAACGGTGGATTTAGCTTGAGAAGCAAACGTTTCCTGCAAGCCATGACGCATTACGGAATTACTTGCCAGAGATTTAACGTCCAAATGCTAAACAATGAGGATATTCAGATTTGTTGCTTCCTAAGACCGTACCTAGAAGCGGTAGGAATGCGATTTGCTCCAGATCATGAATCAAAACTGTTCTCTTTTGAGCATTTATCGTCAAATGTTCACGCTGACGTAGACTTTAAGCAAATTTTTGGGCATCACAGCCGGTTTAGGAAACTTACTGGCAAAAATACGATGGATTGGATGCTTACAGACGAAGAAATGGGGTTAATTGAACATGAAACCGACGTTTATGAGCTATTCAAACACTATGGATACGGAATCACTCACAGAGAGAGAGCGGGCTGAAGTCTTACCCAAAGCAGAACTCAAGGTTTTGGTAAAAAGACTACTTTTAGACAAGAAAAAGACCATTACAACGCGATTATTCGCAGAATTATGTGGATTAAGCCGTTATCACCTACATGAAACCTTTGTTTTAGAGACAAGACCCATCTCAGAGGTGGTTCAAAGGCGTGTTTCGAGGGCATATTGCCTCTGGAGAGACGGAAAAGTGCGGGTAATGGTGCATTACGGGCGAAAATACCTAGAATTTCGTAAGGAACCTAAGCAAATTGCGGTGCGAGGCTATGGTTTACAGGCCACTTCAGACGGTATTAAGCTCAAAATAGGCATTAAAAACAGGTTAGATTATAGTGATTATCGGTTAGATGAGACATTAAAGGGGAGGTAATTATGGCAGTATTACACGATTATAAATGCGATTTACACGGTTTTTTTGAGGCTTGGGAGCCTATTTGTCCTGATGGTTGTACAGAAAACGTCCAGATGGTCTTTTTGCAACCTGTTGGGATGAAATCCGATACAACCAAGCACAACGACAAGACCATTAACCAGTTGGCACTTGACTTCAACATGAGCAATATTAAGTCTGCGCGTGAAGGCGAGAACCAATCTGGCTTTTACACACGGAACAATAAGCCACTACCCAAAGACGTACCGCCACCGCCCCGCGAATCCCGTCCTGGCGATGCAGTCATGTGGGGGAATGCTGGCGGCAAGTTAAATATGGATACTTTGCTAAAAGGAAATGCCTTCAGATCAGTTGCGGGAGAAAGCGTAGGTGTGTCACCATCTACCCTGGGGAACTTGACAACTCCTAAGACCGCGAGTTATATGCAAGATCATGAAAACCTACAGGTTTCAAAGCCATGAGAATTCCATCTGAACCCCTACAGCGGCAACAGTTCTATCTTGAGTTGATAGAAAAATGCCTAGTGTCAAAAGGGGAGCGTAAAGCTGACTATGCGGCCTTGCGTTCTTATTTTTTGTTCGGCGCGGCTCCTGAAGAACCGCCAGCCATTTTCAATAAAATCTATCCGCACATTGACCAATTGAGTAGCTTCCTCTACTCAGCAGAAACAACGCGATTCTCATTGGACTTGGGCGCATCTGTGCCAGCACTTGAGTTGACGCGCACACCGTCAATGGCGCATAAGTTGAACGATGAATGGTTGAACTCTAATACGGATCAGGTTTTTTCTAATGCGC